TTTCATCATGGACTACTTGATGTTAGCACAGGACAGCATGGAAAGGATCCTAACTTCACTGAACCAACATTCGAGGCTTTGTATGAATCAACATATGGAGTTGCACCAAGTGGTGATTTCTATGACGCATACAAACTTGTAAAAAGTTGGAGAGATGCACTGCAAAAAGCATTTTGGGTAAACAAAGATAATCCTAACAAAGACAAACTTGTTGCCGCACTCGACAAAATGATAAACGATCCAGAGTCAGTTGCCGCCATCGAGAAGAAAGTAGGCAAGTACGAGTGGAGAACAGGCTCAGATGGTGATGCCGCTGTGAGAATACTAAAGTCATTTATCACACCCAAAGCATTAAAGACTTTGGCTAACTTTAAAAGCAAACAGTTAGGTTATAACACTGTCTACAAAGAAGAACTTACTGAGTAATGTATATTCTATTCACTGGTGCACCAGGTTCAAAATGGAGCAGTGTGGCCAAAAATATTTATAGGTCACCTGACATTGATCAATCTGACAGTACCAGTGAGAGGGCATACAACAAAGGAGAGGCAAGGCACATAGGATCATACTTTGATCCAGGTATGGAATTTAGAAATACCAGAGACAACTGGGATATACCTTTCTCTGGCAAAGGCAAAAGGATTATTAAGTCACACACATTTGCACACGAACTAGACGAACTTTCCACATTGGGCTATCCGATTGTCATCGTGTACCGTAATGACATAGAATGTCTAAAATGGTGGACAGATGCTGGTGGCTTTGATATTACATATCCCAATTACAGTTATTTTAAAGATCAAGAAACAATGTGGAATCATATACAATCTGAGAACAAAGACATGATGCAGTTTGTCAAAAACAATCAAAACAGGGTTACTTGTCCTGCAGACAATGTAGATCTTTGTAGAGCACTCAATATCAGTTTTCCGGACACCAAAGGCAGGATACATAATTACGAACAACACGATATCAAAATTTACTTGTACAAGCAATGAACAAAAAAATCTTTGCAAAATTACTGGGGCACAGCCAAAACGACCTTGATAAAATTACCCAACCTTACATACTAGAGACATTTGGTGTGGAAGTCAAAAGATGTGACACACTAGAGCAATATGTAGAAGCAATAGACGACGCCTGCCTACACAAATACTTCTCCAAGTATTGGCAAAACGACATGAAGAAATGGAAGTACTCGGGTCTAGCATTGATAGACGAAGTCAACAGTCTCAAACCACGTGCTGTGTTGGACGTAGGATGTGGTTATAACGAGTTCAAAGGCAAGATAGATAACCTTATTGGCATAGACCCATACAACGATCTGGCAGACTTTAAGACAGGCACGTTAGACTACAAGACTGACGAGAAGTTTGATGTCATATTGTGTTTAGGCTCAGTAAACTTTGGTAACAGAGATAAAATCATTGCCGAAATGGAAAAATGTGTAGAATTGTTAGCAGATGGAGGGACTATGTTCTTTAGGGTAAATCCAGGTGTGCAACACGATAAACCAGAAGCCAAATGGATAGAGTTCTATGCTTGGAATGTACCTTTTATAATAGAACTATCTAATATGTTTGATTTAGATATATTAGACATCAGGGACGACACTAACCAAAGGAAATACTTCATACTTAGAAAGAAGTTGACGAATTTGGCAAAAGAAAGTAAAATATAGTATATGAAAGTTAGAAAAACAGCAAAGACAACTATTAAGAAAAAGAACGTAAAAGGCAAGAAGAAAAGCGAAGAGCCAATTGTTAAAGTTCTCAATCTAAATGTTAATCCTGAGAATCCTAGGAATGGATTTTTTGAACTGGACTGGAATGATGAGTTCGTGAATATGCTACAGCAAAGTGGATATCAAGGGCAATCTGAAGAAGAGATCGTTGACAGATGGTTCCAAACACTCTGTAGGACTATCGGCAATGAGCAAGGAATAGACGTCACTGGATCTGGATACGTACAGATCAACAGACGTGACGACGGAAAGACTGAGGTATCATAATGGGTTATTTTTTACTTGGTGTTTTGATCGGTTGGATGGTTCCTAGACCTAAGTTCATAGGTAGGGCCGAAGCGGCGATATGGACTCCTATTAAGAAAAAACTTCCAAAGTTTACGCAAAACTGGTGGGGGTAGATGGGTGATTTCAAAATCCTCATACTTGCATACCTTATTGGGCATAGTCCTATAGAATCACAACAATATTTTCAAATGCGAGGATGGTTCAACACAATAGATGAATGCAAAGAAGAATTATTAAAAACAATGCCTGATGGTAGATATGAAGTTCTAAATGACTTTGTAGTGAAAGGTGACTTTAAATGGGATTGGCTACTTGCAGGATGTAAAAGTGAAACAACAGGTGAAGAATTCCAAGTTAAGCCTGATTATCCAAACGGCAAGCCAGAAGAACTAGAAGGCTTAGAATTTGGTCTGGACGAATTAAATGGAAAAATAATATGACACACATTCTCGTAGACACAGCAAACACATTCTTCCGTGCTAGACACGTGATCAGGGGTGACACTTCTGAGAAGGTTGGCATGGCCATACACATCATGATGAACAGCATAAAGAAGGCATGGCAGGACTTTGACGGCACACACGTGGTGTTCTGTTTAGAAGGACGTAGTTGGCGTAAAGATCACTACGCACCATACAAGAGAAACAGGAAAGAAACCATAGATGCCATGTCAGAGAAAGAGAAAGAAGAGAACGAAGTATTCTGGGAGTGTTACGATGACTTCTGTGATTTCATCAAAACAAAGACCAATGCGACTGTGCTTAGAAACCCAAGGGCAGAAGCGGATGATCTCATAGCAAGATGGATAGACAATCATCCGGATGACAATCATGTGATCATAAGCACTGACAAGGATCTTAACCAACTTGTGACACCACTGGTGAAACAGTACAATGGAATAAGCGAGATCACGCTCACACACGAAGGTTGGTTCGATGCAAAAGGGAAACCTGTAATAGATAAAAAATTGAAAGCACCTAAACCCGCTCCAGACACAGAATGGATGATATTCGAGAAGGCAATGAGAGGTGATCCTTCAGATAACATTTTTTCAGCATACCCAGGAGTGCGTACCAAAGGCACAAAGAACAAGATAGGATTACAAGAAGCATTCGCTGACAGGCACGAAAAAGGTTACACATGGAACAACCTGATGTTAAGCAAATGGGTCGACCATGATGGCAACGAACACAGAGTTTTGGAAGATTATGAACGAAATAGATTACTGGTTGATTTACACGCACAACCAGATGCCATAGTAGAAGAATTAGATCAGACTATTGAACAAGCAAAGGCCGAAAACAAAAGCATAGACCAAATTGGAATCAGATTCATGCGGTTCTGTGCCAAGTACGATTTAAATAGGATTAGTGAGCAGGCGCAACTGTATGTTGAGCCCTTTAATGCGAGGTTAGTATCATGACAGTGAGAGCAAAGACCCTAGTCAAGGACAAGTTCTGGATAGTTGAGCAAAACGGACAAAAACTAGGCACCCTTAGTAGGCAGGACAACAATGGCTGGATCTTCCTCAGCAAAAAAGATCAAAGGCAAGTTTTCCATACCAAAGAGAGCCTGTTCACAAGGTTTGGTTTCAACATATTTGATCAATCGGATGTGAAGAAAGCCGAAGATGAGATACAAACAGACAACTTTGACGTGCATGGATTTTCTTGTAGCCAGCATCCGTACAATCCGATGTTTGACGTGCAGAAGCAATTACCCGTTTACACAAAGGCACCGAATAGCAAGAGTCAGTTCTGTGCAGGTTATTACATAATCTGTTTCGAGAAGGGTTGGCGTAAGGCCTACTGTCCCAAGATGATAACCCTTTCGAGGTACGAGTACAAAGGCCCAATGAAGACCAAACTAGAAATGCAACAGGTATTGAACAATGCAGTCAAAGAATTCCAAGATACAAACTAGACCCATAGAGGATCTAATAGGTAGGATCAGAACCCTACGGCAAAAGGGTGAACGTCAGATCGTCATACCTGCCAAGGAAGCGGACCAATTGGCCGATAGCCTTACCCAAGTTATGACACGTATGGTCACCATACAAGAAGAGATTATAGAAGCGTTAAAGACCGCTCGAGAGGCACAGACGATCAACATCGAAATGGACGGCGGAGAGTTTAAAGGCAAATAGCAACACCAAAATTTTGGTAAATATAGTTGTAGGAGTATCTCAACTATGTCGAGACCAAAACCAATAGTGTTATTACAACACAGCAACAAAGCCACCTTCAAAATGGACGAGGTCCTAGCGGCGGAAGGCATCTGGGCTGTTTTCTACGATGGTAAACCAATCAACCTGAAGTCGTCGAGTTTGGTCGCCAATTACCCAGGTCCAAAATACAAGAAGGTGTCATTCTCCAACCCTGGACACGCAGAGAACCTGGCCAAGAAGTTGAACGCACAACATAACACAGACAAGTTTGCTGTTTACCTTTTGAAGACCGGTGAAAAATTCAAACGATAATTCCGCCCATTAAATAGCAATATGGATCGAAAGACAGCCTACACACGAACATTCCTCGAACTGCTGGAACAACCCACACACGACGAAAGCATCAAGACCAATTACTACACTTGGTGGCAGAATGTACGTGAAAGTTACCAGGCCAGATCTTTGCGACTAACAAAACAGGGTCTTGAGATGCTAGAAAAACTAGACATCAAGACATACGACATCAAGTTTCCTGCCAAAGTAATATTCACTCCTCAAACATATCTTTGGTTGGATGAATTCGTTGACTGCCCATACTTTGTTGACAAGAAAAAGATAATTGTTACCATGGAAAAAATGGCATTACAACTGATGCTTTTCGCTGGAGATATCACAAAATATGGACTTTCAAGGGCAATGAGCAAAATGGATGAACAAAAAAGTCAATAAAACTGCGACTTTTTAGCCACATTTACCAGGTTGACCATATACACATTCCTGCTATAATGGTATTATAAACATTTTAAAAAGGAGCGTACAAAATGGCAAAAGCAAAGAACAAAGAGGCCGCAATAGGCAGTCAAAACAGAACAGTTTCACCTAACGAGGCGAAATCAGCATTAACACATTGTATTAAATTACAGAGACCGATCATGATGTGGGGTGCACCAGGTATTGGTAAATCCGACATTGTAAAACAGATAGCAGACGCAGAAGCAAGAGAGGTCATTGACATCAGACTTCCTTTATGGGAACCAACAGATATCAAAGGTATTCCTTATTACAATTCAAAAGAGAACAACATGGTTTGGGCAAGTCCGGCAGAACTGCCAACTGATCCCAAGTCTAATGCAATAGTTTTCTTGGATGAGTTGAACTCAGCGGCTCCGGCAGTACAGGCGGCGGCATATCAACTTATATTGAACAGGAGAGTGGGACAGTATCACCTACCAGAAGGCGTGTCGATCGTTGCGGCGGGTAACAGAGACTCAGACAAAGGTGTCACATACAGGATGCCGGCTCCGTTGGCAAACAGATTCGTCCACATTGAACTTAGAGTGGACTTCGAGGACTGGTTACAGTGGGCAACTAATGAACACATACACGCAGACGTCGTGGGTTACTGCACATTCGCCAAACAAGATTTATACGATTTTGATCCTAGAGGTAGTTCTAGATCATTTGCAACTCCAAGATCATGGAGTTTCGTTTCCCAACTTCTATCAGATGACCTGCCAGAAAGTACGCTCACTGACCTCGTTGCAGGTTGCGTAGGAGAAGGCCTGGCCGTTAAGTTTATGAATCATCGTAAGATTAGCGGCCAGTTACCTAACCCATCTGATATATTGAGCGGTAAGGTTAAAGACCTTAAGAGTAAAGAAATATCAGCGATGTATTCGTTGACAGTTTCTCTGTGCTATGAACTACAACAGGCACACGAGAAGAAAGACAAAACTTGGAATGAACAAGCAGACAGGTTCTTCAACTACATGATGGACAACTTTGAGACAGAGTTGGTTGTTATGGGTGCGAAGATTGCCTTAACAAACTACAAACTTCCGTTCGATCCTAGCAAGTTAAAATCATTTGATAGGTTCCATAAGAAGTTTGGCAAGTATGTCATAACTGCTATGGAGTCTAAATAATGGCTGACTATCACGATCAAAGAATAATAGACAAACTAGTGACAGCAAGGATTGCCTTGTTATTGAAACACCCTTTCTTTGGCAACCTTGCAACTAGATTGAAACTGATTAATGCAGACGACTGGTGTCCCACAGCAGGTACAGATGGCAGACATTTCTTCTATAACACTAAATTTATAGATTCACTTACACCCAAAGAGGCAGAATTCTTGTTTGGACATGAAGTGTTGCACAATGTATTTGAACACATGCTTGTAAGGATTGGTGACAGGGATCCACAACTTTGGAACATCGCGGCGGACTATGCCGTTAACCAGATATTGAAAGATTCTAACATCGGCGAAATGCCTAAAGGCAAAAAAGGTGAGAACAAAGGCTTCCAGGATGACAAATACAAGGACTGGGCATCAGAAAGAATATATGATGACCTTTTCAAACAGGCAAAGAAGAACGGTAAGAAGATGTTGGAGAAGATGGGTGAACTAATGGACGATCACCAAGAGTGGGGCAAAGATGGTGCCGGCCAAGGGAAAGAGAGTAAAAATGGCAAGAAGGGTGGCAAAGGGAAACCTGTATACACCAAGGAAGAGCTGAAGAAGATAAGAGATGAAGTCAAAGAAGCAATGGTCAGTGCCGCACAATCCACAGGTGCCAGTAACCTACCAGGTGCGTTGCAAAGACTGGTCAAGGATCTTACTGAGCCTAAGATGGATTGGAGAGAAATATTACAACAACAAATAATGAGTACTATGAAATCTGACTACACATGGATGAGACCTAGTAGAAAATCATGGCATACATCTGCTATATTGCCGGGACAAAACAATGACGAGATGATTGATATTTGTTTGTCTCTAGATGCAAGTGGCAGTATTAGTAATGAACAATGCCGAGAGTTTCTTACAGAGGTAAAAAATATAATGGATCAATACAAAGATTACAGAATCCACCTTTGGAGTTTTGATACAGAGGTGTTTAATCCAAAAATATTTACGCCTGACAACGCAGATGAATTGTTGGACTACACACTTGGTTCAGGTGGTGGTACGGAGTTCGAGTGCAACTGGAGATACATGAAAGATCAAGGCATAGAGCCTAAGAAATTCGTGATGTTCACAGATGGTTGGCCTTTTGATAGTTGGGGTGATGAACACTACTGCGACACAATATTTTTAATAAACAATCCATATGAGAGAGATATCGAAGCACCATTTGGCTTAACGGTACAGTACAATGATTAAAAATTTAAAAAAATTTGGTAAAGAATTAATGAAAGAACCATGGGTAATAACAAGTTGGATTGTAACGGTTGCCTGCCTAATAGCAATAATATGGAGTTCATAAAATGAGAAAAAGAGAACTGTGGTATTCGGGTAGCATGATCAAAGTAAAGTCATTCAAAAATTGGATGATAGATACTGCCACGATATTGTTTGATGATGATAAAAATGCTTTAAGGGCACTACCAAAAATGGTGAGACTACAAATATTGGTAGTGTTAAGTTTTGTATGGAGCACAGTGTTCGCGGTATACTTTTTTTCCATGGCAACCATGCTATGGGGTTGGGTAGGTCTTGTGGTAGGACATCTTGGAATAATATTTGCTGTGTACTACACATTCAAACAATTCCATAATATGCCGTATGATAAAAAACCAGACCCTAACGATCCGCCTTTGTATGATGATGTGTGGTATGGATCATGAGTAAGTATATTGTAATAGTAATGATGTTCGTAGATATTCTACAAATGGATCAAGGAGAAGCGTGAGAATCAATCCAAATAATTTTTTCAAAAGAGAACTAGACATACTGCCACCACACTTTGTGAATACTGTGGTAAAAGCCCATGAGGCCGACGTCGAACAAATGCGTAAGTGGATTTATGAAAACTGTCACGGAAGGTATTCAATTACCAAGGATGTCATATACCAAAGTGATAATTCAAGGTCAGTCACCGTGCTTGGTTTTGAGGAACCAGGTGACCTTACATTGTTTGCACTCAGTGGCGTTGCTCAGAAGTTCTCAAAATAGCCGTTGCTAAACATAATTAATTTTAGTATAATATACGTATATTAATACCAATTGCAATTAGGAGAATAACAAATGGCAACCAAAAAGAAGAACTTAAAGAAGCCAGAAAAAGCAACTGCTTCAGCGGCACCGACGGGTACTGCACCTGCAGGACAACAGGCTCCACAACCGGATCCAACTGCTTTGTCTATAGGCGATCTTAAGAATCTCTCAACCATACTTGATGTGGCATCCACTAGGGGTGCGTTCAAGGCCAACGAAATGGCAGGTGTGGGATTTCTTTACAACAAACTACAGGCGTTCCTAGCCAAGGTGGCACCGGAACTAAAACCTGAAAATGCTACGGCCGGGGAGAAAAAATAATGGCAAACTTAATGAACGTGAACAGCCAGGCTATGCCAATGGGCGACAACACTGGGCAAGCCGGTGATGGAGCAACAGGTCCAAAAAGACACTTCAAACATATCGGAGAACTTGCGGACAGCTCAAAGGCAAAGGTAGTGATCCTTTACAGGACTGTACCAGGCGAGGCGGACAACTGCCTAGTGGTAGGTACTAAATTCTTGCCGGACATGTACCACAACGGACTTATGAAGGCCGTTGAATCAGAAGGCGGGCAGGACGCAGACGAATTAGCTGAATACCTAGGTAGGCAGACTTTCGCTGATGGTACTAATATGTTGTCAATGCTACACAATGACAACTACATCAAGAAGTTCAAGACCAAGGAGATAATGGTCACGTACGGATCAGGCGAAGACGGCAGGATACTGTTGAACAAGTTGAACGAAATGATAGCTAAGGATAAAGGCGTGTCTGTAAAAGATCTTGCCAAAGATCCAGAGGCAGACGAAAAGAAGGCACCAGCCAACAAAGCAACTAAGAAAGCGGATGCCAAAGAAACAGCGTCCAAAGAATAGCAATTGGGTACAGTTGACGAAGCACTTCGTCAAAGAATGGCCGGAGGTGCTGGATGGTTTACAATTCCAGAACATGCCGGTCAAGTACCTGTTGTACGTCAACTTAATTCTCAAAAATAATGTCACGATTCACTACGACATACAGAAGGAACTCAAAACCAAGAAGCAGGAGACTATCGCTAGGTTCCTAAAGAAAACAATACAAAACAATTACGTCAAAATTAAATCAGTGGATCTCAAGTTTGATGTTCCGAGACTGAAGAAGGACATGGAGTCCAGGACTTCGCTATTAATGGCT